TGTGCCTAGTATGCCTTCAGTTGCGCTACCTAAGATTAAAGGGTTAATCTCAAAAGCGGTATCGCTATCAAAGTCAACAAAAACACGCAGCGTAGGTGCTGGCATTAAATCGCCCTACTGCTCAGCAGTAAGCCCTTGCCTGTTCTTTGATAGTTGTACTGGATGTCTGTTATGACCTCAGCCAAATCTTCAGCGGATGTTACGTTACCTTCAACGTTAACAGTTATCTCAACGTTAGGAATAATGCCAGCTCTAAAGGCTGCATCCATAGATTGATTCAAATACTCGTTGGCTAAAGATTCTTCCGCTAGTGCTGTAGCATAATCTGCTACTGCTATAGTTTCTGTTAACAATTCTGCTGCTCTTGCTGCTTCTGCTGCTGCTCTAATTCCTTCTTCAGCAGCGGCTTTTTCTTCGGCAGTTTTTGCTTCAGCCAAAGCTTTTGCAGCAGCGGCAGCTGCCTCTGCTGCTTCTCTGATAGCGCGTTCAGATTCTTCTCTTGTTCTAGCAGCGGCTTCAGCATAGGCAGTTGTACGATCTGTTTTAGCATCCAGAACAGCTTGATTTGCTTTTGCTTTATTTCCTGCAATACCACTTGTTAGCGCATTAAGAGCTAATTGTTGTTTAGCTAGAGTATCATAAAGGTCTTGTAGGTTTTTCTTTGCAGCAGCAAAGTATCCATCCCATTCAGAAAATGGATTACCAGCCTTAAGATTAGTCAAGGATTCAGCAAGAAGAATTGTTTGTTCTTGTATCTTCTTTAGTTTGTCTGCAAGCTTAGTGGCCGTGTCTGCATCCTCAGCCAAGATGGCCTTCATGAGAAGTAGGCGCGTACGTTCTTCCTCAGTTATCTTGCCTTGTAAAGCAGCCTCTATCTGTATCTTCTCAATGTCAAATACAGCCTTGGCTTTGTTAAGAGCTAGTTGGTTTTTTGTTTCTTTCTCAGATAACTTTGCTACCTTCTCTCGCTCTTTTACAATTTTCTTTTGCAATTCTAATTGCTTAGCGTAATTTTGTAGATTGCCACGATTTACGCCAAACTCTCCCATTTGAGGATTAGCAAGTTGGGCGCGTAATTCATCTAACTTAAATTGCTCTCCTGCATCAATGCGAAAGCCTGTAGCTAGTAAAGCCTTAGTGTATTCAATAGTTAATCCAGCACGTCTAAAAGCATTTCCAATTGCTGTACCAAAATCAACTAATCTTTGCAAACCTTTATCGTAATCACCATCACCAAGTGATTCTAAGAATGCAATGATTCCAGCGCCAACTTCTTCTGCCAAATCACCAAATGCAATTTTCATTTTGTCAATTTTGCCAGCGTAGGTATCAGCATTATTTTTAGCAGCCCCCGCAAATTGATTATTAAGCGCGGTAACGCTTGCTTCAAATCCCATAGCCTCAAGCTCAGCACTTGTGTAGGCTGTTTGTAATTTACCTAAAGAAGCAAAGTTGCCATTATATGCACGGCTTAATGCTGTAGTTACCGAAGTTAAATCTTTGCCTGTGCTTGTTGAAATATCCATGGCAAGATTAAGTAATTGCATAGATTGTTCAGCATTAATGGTTGTACTTAAAAGACCGGCAATAGCAGGCGATAATTCATCTTTACTGATTGCGGTGGCTTTTTCACTTTGTTCTAAATAATCTTCAATGGCTTTAGTATCGTATGCTAAACCCAAATTGCGTAGGCTTGCTTCTAATTTATTAGCAGCACGATCTTCTTCAGCGAATGCAACAACTGAACGCTTTAAGGCTTGAATGCCAGCAATAGCAATAAAGGTGCGCTTGGCTGTTCTAGCTAAATTATCAAACTTTCTATTCAGGCTGGTAGTGCGTTTTTCAGCAGCCTTAAAACCCTTGTCCTTAAACTCGGAAGCAATATCAATGCGAATGTTTGACATTAGGCTGCCATTCTAACTGTTGATCTTGATTTTAACAACGCAGCAGTTTTAGCAATTGCCTTCATAGTCGCATCTAACGCTTTGCCGTTGTTCTCAGCATAAGCCGCATACAATATACGCCCACGAAAACGGCTTTTGTTATCATAGCGTTTTAATGGGCCAACGCCATTCATAGCCCCAACAAAAATACGACCAGCATCAGGGTTGTTTGAATTGCCAATGTTCTTATAGCTTTCGCCATATTTACGATCAGCAAGTTGCCTTCTACCTAATGGGCTTTGACTTCCAGCAGTTTCAACAATTGCGCCAACTGCTGATTTGTTTAACAAAGAATATAGGCTTGCAAAACCTTTGCTGTTGGCTTTTTTACGTGCAATAGAATAAGTTAACCCACTTCTAATTTCCCCAGAATTGTAAAGGGGAAATGCTCGCCTACCTGTAACGCGGCTTACTGGCTCACGGCCTTTATCATTCCAGTTATACAAGTTGCCAGGTGCTTGACCCGGAACTTTAGCCTCAGCATCTTTCACAACTTCTTTTAATGCAAAACGGATTTCGGCATTCATCTGCTTCAATAGGTCAGGCGCAAACTTCTTTAATGCCTTCTTTAGCTCAGGTACGCCTTCTACGACTATTGGCATTTTTCCTATCTTCCGCTTGTTTCTTTAGCACCTCATGAATTGCGTTTAACATCCCACGATCCATATTGATAAACTCGCTAGGCGCAATTCCTGTATGTACAGATAGCTGGGCTATTCTGTACGTAAGGGAATCACGCGTTAGCCATTTGGGGAATCATCACCAAGTACTTCAACAGCCTTTAAAGTACCTAGAAACTTATCCCCAAATGGATAAACCTCAGGAGCATCTGCTCTACGCAAACACTCCCAAGCAAGCCAATAAATGTCACTCTGCTTTTGATCTTCTCTGAAAGCACGATAAAAGCCTTTCTTAGCATAAGATTCAAAAGCAAATTCAATGGCCGGTGTTATCTCGTGGATACTTTCCGTGCCATCTGCCCTTACAACTTTAAGACTTGCCATCATTGCCCCTTTGTTAAATTAGAACGTGCCGGTGTCGGCTTTTGTAACTACAGAGTTTAGCGTAAAAGTAATATCCTGTGTTGCCAAATCGCCAACCGCGCCGTTAATAGGTGTTAGGTTGTTGACTAGAATATCAAAGGTGTAAAGCGGATTAGTTGCCGATACTGCTGGAACTTTCGCTTGTACCATCTTTACCGCAACAGTTGTGCCGAATGCGGCATTGAGTGTCTGTAGTACGTTTGATGTTGCTGTGTCATTTAGGAATGAAACAGTTAGTGAGCCTGATTCTAGACCCTTGACAAACTTATGTGCGGTATCTCCCATAGCTGTGACTTCAAGTTCATCAGCAGCATAGTTGAGAGTAACCGAAGTTACGTGGTCACTTAGATCAACAGCGTTAATCTTCAGGCCAACAGTATTATTTAAAAATACAGCCATGTTAGCTTATTCCTCATCTTTCTTAGTTGTTGGTTTTGGTGCTTTTTCGCTTGGCTCAACCTGGCCGATTTTGGCAAGAAAAGCCTCGCGTTCTTTGTCTATATCAGCCATGTTTTAGCTCCAATCGGATAGTACGCTGATTGATACTTCCCCGGATAGCAGATCGCCTGCTGTTCCGGTTAAGACCGCCGGTGCGCTGAAAGTTCCAATTGAATATGCAATTGATGATGCTTCCAGCTTGTTTACTATATTCAGGTAATAATCTTCAATGTTAATAAGGTTGCCTTGGTTATCAAACATAGGTGCTAATACTATTAGTTTAAAGTTAACCTTAGGCTTAATGGTTTTGTAATGGTCGTTGCTTGGTTCAATGTATGGATCACCACATTGCACCACAATGCTATTAGCAAGCGGTGTGGCAGGTGGGAAGGAAAACACCTGCCACGCCGTATCATCAATTAGCGCGGTTGCGATTGTTCCTCGTAGGGTAGAGATTGCTGACATTATCCTACTTGACCGCCCGGCGCTAAGTGATCCGCAAGTAAACCGCGAACACGTGCCATTAGAGTATTGCCCATGCGATACGGCGAAGGTTGAAAGTCTGGTGAGATGCCACCAGCATTTGAAGCTTGGCGAGCCTGCCAAATGTCAACCGCAATCATCAAAGATGCTAAATTAACTTCAGGTAATGCCGCATAATTATGATAAGTGTTGGGTGCTGTTATTGTGCCTACAGGCTGCACTTCAAATTTTATTTGATTCGCTGCGACTAACGCA